CGTAAAGATCGGCTCTGATGATTACTACAAAACCATCGACAAGACGATGCGTAAAAGATTCCCAGAAGCGTTCGACGCAGAGGAATCTAGACCGGCTAAAACAAAATCAAGCACGGTCGTAGCCCCGGCTGTAAGAAGCACTGGATCAAATAAGATCCGGCTCAAAGCCAGCCAAGTCCAGATAGCAAAGAAACTGGGCGTCACGCCAGAGCAATATGCTCGGGAACTTATGAAACTGGAGTCTTGAAAATGGCAGAAACCCGTACTGAACGTAGCATTGCGACCCGCGAAACCGAAACTCGCGAACGTAAAGTTCGACAGTGGCAACCGGCGTCAATCTTGCCTGAACCCAATCCAGTCCCTGGCTTTGCTCATCGCTGGGTTCGTATTTCAACTCTCGGCCAAGCTGATCCGACGAATCTGTCGGGAAAATTGCGAGAGGGTTGGGAGCCGGTGAGAGCAGAGGACTATCCCGAATTGATGCTGGAAAGCAATCAAGCAGGGAATATTGAAATTGGCGGCTTGGTTCTGTGCAAAATTCCTAGTGAATTCATGGAACAGCGCAATGCGTACTACAACACACAGGCTCGTGCGCAGATGGAATCGGTAACGAACACGCTGTTCCGTGACAACGATCCTCGGATGCCGTTGTTCAAAGAACACAAAACCGAAACGTCGCGCAGTGCTTTTGGATCAGGTTCTTAACTTTTATTTGGAGGCCTAAATGGCTGCAATTGTTTCTCCCTACGGTTTGAAGCCGATCAACCTGCTCGGTGGTCAAAGCTTCAGTGGCGGCGCTCCTCGTGAATACAGCGTCGTTGCGGATACCACCGCGTTTTTCCTTGGCGATATGATCTCGGTTAGCTCCGCAGGTCTGCTCGCTCGCGTGGCGACCACGCCTACTGCTGGTACCACTGCTGGCATTATCGGCGTGTGCACCGGCGTTCGTTACACCAACCCCGTTACCAAGCAAAGCACGTGGGGGCAGTTCCTCCCGGCCAATGCTACGACTGCTGGTTACACCGACATCTTCGTGTACGTGCTGGATGACCCGGATCAGATCTATCAGATCCAAGGCTCCACCTCCCTGGGCACGTTCAACTCGGGCACCAACGGCTCGGGCTGGCGCGGCGCAATCGGCAAGAATGCGGCACTCGGCACTTTGACGGCTCCAACCAACACCGTTCCAGGCCTGTCGGGCGTCAGCCTGCTGGTCAGCACCAACGGCGCCGGCATTACCAGCACCAACACCGGTGCGCTGCGTATTCTTGATCTTGTCCGCGGCACTGAACAGGAAGCTTTCCCTGAGTTCATCGTCAAGTTCAATCAGGGCGTTCATTCGTACTACTTCTCGACCGGCATCTAAGGGGCTTAAAAAATGGCTATCGCTCGCAGTCAACTACTCAAAGAATTGCTCCCCGGTCTGAACGCACTGTTCGGCTTGGAGTACAACCGCTACGGCGAACAGCACAAAGAACTCTATGAAATCGAGAGTTCTGAGCGTTCGTTTGAAGAAGAAACCAAACTGTCTGGCTTTGCTCCCGCTCCGGTGAAATCCGAGGGCGCTGCAATGGCTTACGACAACGCGCAGGAAGCCTGGGTGGCTCGTTACACCCACGAAACTATCGCGATGGGCTTTGCCCTGACCGAAGAGGCTGTTGAAGACAACCTGTATGACTCGCTGTCTGGCCGTTACACCAAGGCTCTGGCCCGTGCAATGTCCTACACCAAGCAAGTCAAGGGTGCCAGCGTTCTTAACAACGGCTTTAACGGCGCGTTTCTGGGCGGCGATAACACCACGCTGTTTGGTTACAACTCGTCAAGCACTCGTGCCGGTCACCCGCTGATTGGCGGTGGCGTGAACCACAACAGCCCGCCGACCAACGTCGATCTGAACGAAACCTCGCTTGAGGCCGCCGTTATCCAGATCGCAGCCTGGGTCGATGAGCGCGGTATGCTGATTGCGGCTAAACCCCGCAAGCTGGTAATCCCGCCGGCACTGATGTTCGTTGCCAAGCGCCTGCTCGAAACTGAGCTTCGCGTTGGTACCACCGACAACGACATCAACGCCCTGAAAGCAATGGGTTCGGTTTCGGAAGGTTTCACGGTCAACAACTTCCTGACTGACACCAACGCTTGGTTCCTGATGACCGACGTTCCGAATGGCCTGAAGCACTTTGTTCGCACGCCGATGGCTACTGGAATGGATGGAGACTTCGACACCGGAAACGTGCGCTACAAGGCTCGCGAACGGTATTCGTTTGGCTGGTCCGATCCCCTCGCCATCTGGGGTTCGTCCGGTTCGACCTAAGGATTGGGAGTTTCCCGGTCGGAAAGGGGGCTTCGGCCCCTTTTCTTTTTGTGCTTTATATGGTAGTTTCTAAATATCCAAGACCACTTGCTTATCGACTGACTTGGCAGACTCTCCCCTTGAGACGATAAGCGCATATAAGGGAATTAATCATGGCTTTCTCGACTTATTCTGGTCCGGTCCGCTCGGGTACCGTTCGCTTTGGTGCCGCTGAAAATACCGGCCTAATTACTCTTTCGCGCACTGCATATGTCAATATGTCCGGTGTTGCTCTGACCTCCGCCCCCGTTGCCCAGACTCTGTTTAACTTGCCCGCTGGCACCAAGATCCTGAACTTCGTTGCCGATGTTTTGGTGGCGATTGCTGGTAACTCAGTTAGCCAAGTTGGTGTGACGATTGGCAAGAGCGGTTCAGCCGCTGAGTTTGCCGCTTCGTTTAATACCGGAATTGTAGTCGCTCGGGTTGCGCAGGCTACTGTGGATACCGCCATCTCCGGCAAGGTTGTCGCTCTGGATAACATTGGTACGGTCGATGTTCCGGTTCAGGCCACTTTTACCGCCACCACCGGCAACCCGACTTCTGGGCAGATCGCTATCACGGTTGTTTATCAGCAACGTGCTGATAACGGCGCTCAGGCTCCTACTGCTACTCAAGTCTGATTGGGGGGCTGAGATGCGCCCAATTAGAGTTACTTTAACTGCCGCCGGGGTTTCGGCCCCGATTATTCTGGATACTTACCGCGCCCCGTTTAGCGTGGGGATTGGCGTCACGAAGACGGGTACTGTCGATTACTCGGTGGAATACACCTACGACGACGTTTTCGCTAGCACGTTTAATCCTTCCACGGCGGGGTGGTTCGTTATGTCTGCATTCCCGCTCACTACGGCCACCTCTAAGGACGGGTCGATTTCGTCGCCTGTAACGGCTGTACGCTTGAATGCCGTGACGATTACGTCGGGATCGCTCACTATGACTGTGATCCAAACCGGTATGCCGGGGGGCTGATAATGACCATTGATACTAATGCACTGCGGAAATTCCAAGACTTGTGGGGTCCGGTCCTTGAGGCCATCCCTGCGGTTTTGGAGGCTACTGCTAAGAAAGCCGACATAGAGCGAGAACTGCGTATCAAGCAGATCGAGATTGATGAGGCTGGCAAAAAGATTGACGCCGCTTTTGTCGAGGCTGATAAGCGCCTGTCTTCGGTTAATTCCGAGATGGAGCAAGCCATGCAGCAAAAAGCAAAAGCTTTGGCTGAGATCGAAGACGCCAAGAAAGCTCGGGCCGCTGAAGCAGAAAAAGCTATTGAAGTCCAGAGCAAATTGGCAGACGACTGGAACAAAAAGATTGCCGCGTTGCAGTCTCAGTTTGTAAATGTCGAAGCCGAACACGCTAAAAAAGTAGCCGTCGCTGAGGCCGCCTTTGCAGAAAAATCTGCTGCACTGGAAGCCGATGTGAGGGATCTTGAAAAGCGTAAGGCTGTTGCTGAAAAAGCTTTGGACGCGCTGCGTAGCAAGCTGGGGTAAGTTGTGGCGACTACTCGCTCCAACCTACAAGAAGGGCTGGATAGTGGTGAATATGAGTATACCCATGTGGTTGCTACAGTCACTGCATCCGGCTCTACTACTATCTACACCCCGGCAGCGGGCAAGCTAGTTCGCTTGCGCTGGATCTACGCTATTAATGATCCAGGCTCTTCTGCCACACCTTTAATTAAAGTGTTTCTTGGGGCACAAGAGTATTACAGAGTCTTCGCTCTAAGTAAGCGTCAGATGGTTAGTGGGCCGGTTGATGGGCCTTTGATTATTAATTTGAGCGAAGCTGCGGAAGTGGCTGTAACTGCTATATTGGAAGAAGTCTAAAATGGCGACTTATAACAAGTTCAACGACTTTACCGAGCAGCTTAATCGAGGGTCGCATAACTTTGGCAGTGATGTCTATAAGGTTATGCTGACAAACTCAGCCCCCACCGCAGCAAACGCGGCCAAAGCTGATATCACCGAAATTACTGCTGGTAATGGTTATACGGCTGGCGGCGGCACGACCACGATTACTGTGTCTGAAACCAGTGGAACAACGACCATCTCCGGTTCGCAGGTAGTCTTTACCGCTTCGGGCGCTATGGCTACATTCCGCTACGCGGTTCTTTATAACGACACTACATCTACTCCGGTCAATAAGCCCTTGGTTGCTTGGTGGGACTATGGTGCTGGCGTGTCATTAACTAGCGGCGAGGCTTTTACCGTTAAGTTTAATAATACTGATCCGGGCACTATCCTTACATTGGTGTGAGCACCTGATGATCTTGCTGACATCCACATCGGACAAGTTACGGCTTGTCACCTCGACTGCTGGCGATGTGCGCGTGCAGGCCAGCCACGTCGACTTGTCGGGCACGACTGTCACGCCGGGGCGGCTGAACTCTGCGATCTCGACCGCGACCACAACCGATATCGTCGCCTCTCCGGGCGCATCAACTCAGCGCAACGTCAAGGGCGTGTCGATCTGGAACGATTCGACCACGGCATCGAATCTGATCACGGTCATTCACACCGACGGCACGACTGCGGTCGATCTGATTCAAATGTCGCTGCCGCCGCTGGCGGGCCTGCAATACGTCGATGGGCAGGGCTGGTCAACTTACGGCGATACCCGACCGACAAACATTCAGACCTTTTCTGCCAGTGGCACTTGGGCCAAGCCGACGAACTTCAATGCTCGCGTCGTAATGGTTAGGCTATGGGGTGCAGGCGGCGGTGGCGGCGGCGGGTCTTCCCTTGCCACTGCAACGGTCACTAAGGGTGGCGGCGGCGGGGGCGGTGGATGCTTCGTCGAGCGGATTTTCTTGGCCTCGGGCCTTGCCAACGACGTCTCGGTGACGATTGGCGCAGGCGGCTCGGCAGGCACAGGCGCGTCGGCAGGCGGCTCGGGTGGTGACGGCGGCGTTGGCGGCAACACGACATTTGGCTCACTGCTGACCGGCTATGGTGGTGGTGGCGGCAGGGGCGGGCAAAACAGTGCTCTTGCGACTGGCGGCGGTGGTGGTGGTGGCGGGCACTCTGCCGGTCAAACAGCCACCGCAGCAGTTGGCGGCAACGGTGGACAGCCGACCAGCGCCGGACCGGGCTTCGACATTCAAGGCATAACGGGCGCAATCGGCTCCGGCAACAGTTATTACGGTCACTTCGGCGGGGGCGGTGGCGGCGGCTCGACAAATGCTGCCGCTGCAACCTCTGGCGGCGGCTCGCTGTTCGGTGGCGGTGGCGGTGGTTCGGGCGGTGGAACAAGCGCAGTTCCTGCGGCAACCAGCCCGACGACCGGCGGCGGTTTTAGCTCGTCTGTTGGCGGCGGGGGCGCGGCGGGCGTCTCAGCGGGCACATCAGGCCCGGCACCTGTACCCGGCGATGCGGGCGGGGCAACCAACGGCACAACGGGTGGCGCGGGTGGC